TAAATACGGGCAAGTCGATCAAGCATTAAATTACTGGTCATAACAACCACATTTGGTTCTAAGGCAAGCTTACCTTTCTGATCCAATTCTGCCATATTGGCATAGTATGGTATGTTATTGATAAGATCAATCATACGTTGAGTGAAAGCCTCTTCGCAAAAATCAGGTTTTGTATTTCCTACATCATCAAGGAAGATTCCATTGACGAAAGATTTCGCATTTGACATAAATTTATCACTAGGATTAAGTGTCATGAGGCGCTCATCACTGCAATCGAAATTGTTCATTTTAAGTAATAAACGCATTAACAAAGCAGAAACGTACGACTTTCCGACAGCAGAAGCACCATGGATATATAAACCAAAAGGTGCCATTCTTAACTGACCGGAAGTTCTGAATTGGACGAAGTCTGCGCGTAATTTGCGCAACTTCTCAAACTTGGTGGACATGATAGTCTTCTCAGGGCCGGTTAGCCCTCTAAGAATAGCTTGACCACTCTCGATAGTTTTGACTAATAAGAGATCATACTCTTTTTCAGTCATTTGTCCATCTCCGAACTTAGCTAAATTTCCACAGCGAACAAAATTGCTCATTTCACAAATCTTGAAATAATTTTCATCGAATTGCATAGCATCAGTATCAGTATATAAGAAGGCGTTGAAATCGCCACTCTCAAAGAACTTATATGCTCCTTCAGCAAAATATACTATAGTATCTAATAGTGCTGATATAAGATCTGGTGCATTAACGTGTTTGCTATATGCTCCTATGGAAAAAATGCGGACTCCATTAAAGTCTACATTGAAGCGAGATAACTCGCATAAACCCAAAGCTGCCAACATGGAAATTAATTTGGAAACTTTTCCAAAAGCAGGTACACACTTTGCAACTGACCAATTCTTATGGCAAGTTTTTAAAGTGGTTAACCAAGTCGGCTGAGTAGAAGATTGATAATCATAATCGCATTGGCGACTAATAGATGGTCCTGAGAAAATGTCGTGTTCGACAGTAGGAGTATCATCCTTATCAAGTTCTACATTCATAATATCCTCAGATGTAAAAAAGTCATTATCAACTAAAAAGTCCTTAAGACTTAATACTAACGAAGAATTATAATGAGTTTTGAAGTACAATAAAAGTATAGATAAAGCTTGTTTTTTAGACTGACTTTCTCTAATACTAACGAACAAGAGAAGTAAATTCTCAATAATGTTAACAGTATCGTCTTCAGTTAGCTTCTTACGAAAGCTAGAGTTACACTTGGACATAATAATATCTTTAATAGTAACAGATGTGGAGCCAACAACGTTGGTTCCTTTTTCAAAAAGCTCAAATAGCGCACTGGTGGTAAATTTCATTTGAATTATAATAACCACCGTATGCACTAATTTAAGCCCAAAGATTTGGGTTTAAATTAATACATGCGAGACATGTTTTAGGCGCGTCCTCAATCCGTGGATCTCCGCGCTGTGTGGTGCTTGCTAGAGGTAAACCTCTTCAAGTCGTGGCACCCATGACTCTACGGTTCCCTGTCCGTCGCGAGAGACGACCAGGTAGGTTGTGTGGGCAGCGTTTTCATAAAAGGCGCAGCTGCCTAGCGCAAAATCATATCATCCCTCAAGTACTACTCTTTGGGGTAGGCTTTTATAGAGTGAGTCAGCAGAGAACTGACGTACTTCTCTTTGTCAAATTCTAAGTTTTAATTCTACTTTGACGGTGTAGAAATAAAGGGGAGGGTGACGAGTTTCGGACCATAAAGGTCGGCGGTTCGTCTGACCGAGTAAAAGTGTTGTCAAAACATTCCGAGAGATAAACTCTCAAGAAGAGAAAATTGATTGTTGTAATTGATGTCTAATCATCGATACTTGATTGATGAATAGACAACGATATGAACGATGTAATCTCTAAGTAGCGATGAATGCATTGCTGAAATGTGCCAACATTAAAATGGCAATTGATCACAATGAAAAGAAAGGTAATTGACATAATTGATAAAATCGATTTGTCGATGCATCTTCTTAAACAGAATGTGCCAACAATAAAATGGCAATTAACAACTAGTGCGTGCAGCTATAATAGCTGCA